CGGAGTCCAATTTCGATGACTTGGGCATCACGTCGCACGGGACGGATGCTTGCCATATGCAGACGGCAGATGTTGAAGAAAGCTGCGCCGCAGTGTTTGTTGGGGTTGAAAAGGCTGCCTTCATAGCCGCCGAGGGGTTCGCGGACGGTGCGTGTGCCAGGGATGCCTACGGTGGCAACACCTGTGATTGCGGTGCAGCGAAATGTGATTTGCTGTGTAACACCTTTTTTCCATGTATCAGGACTTCTGCTTTCTACGACCCAAACAGAAGAGCCAATGATCCACTTGGATCCGATCGCTAGCAAATCAGATGCACGGGCTCGCCACGAATCAGCAGATGCTTTTAGATCTTTAACGTTTACTTCTGTACCTTTGAAGTCATCTTGATTGAACTCTTTCCAGTTAGTGCCGTTAATTTCAAATACCAGCGTGTCATTTTCTGACACTGCCAGGATTGTGCGGTTGTCGTAGGTTGTGCCGTTGTGAGCAACGAAACCCATGCGACGGGAGTAGGCACGTCCAACGCCAGGCATCCCGACCTGCGGAATATCCTCCTTGGGTTGATCTGCGTAGCGATGCAGAACATCAGCATCGGAACCAGCGATCTTGCGGCGGCGGGCTTGAGTTTCTACGCGAGCATCTTTATTGTCCGGGCCTTCGGTTGCTGCATAAGGCGCCGAGATGATTTCCCAGTTGAAGCGGAATGCCGTGCCGTTGTGGATTGGCTCAGCTGTTCCAAACGACGTATCCGCTTGAGGGGTGTAAGCCATGGAAAACCCTTGGCTGAACTGTCCGTCCTCGGTTGGAGCGGTAAAAATCTGGCGGCCAACAGTGCCGCTGGCGCCACCTTGATCTGTACCAGCAATACGCCGACTAGGCGTAGGGCGATTTTCACCAAGCTGGGAGGACCAGTAAACAGCAAAATCGCGGTTGCCGAGGCTGTTCAGCGCTGTGGTGCCAACGCGGATGCCGCCAAGTTCGGGGGCGTCACTGCCGTACTCGCCAGCAACGTAGATGCCTTCAAATGCCTGATAGCTGCCGTAGCTGTAGATGCGGCTCCACACCAGTGCAGGCGCAAGAATCAGACCGCCGGTTAAAGCGCCGTCAGCGCCAGTGCCTCGCTTGCCAAAGGGGATAGGAATTGGCTGACCGTATTCAGCAAGGGCGCTGATGTTATCGAAACTGGTGGTTTGATTGAAGCGGGTAGGTCCGATCTGATCGGCAAGCTTTTTGCCGCGAATTTTGGCGGGTGTTTCTAGCGCTGGTGCTTTGGGCGCTAGCAAAAGACTTATTGCTGTAAGCGCTAAGCCGATTGCAATGTTAGTTGCAATAATTGCTGCTGCACTTTTGGCTGCTGCACTCCCGCCAAATAGCGCAGCAGCGCCAAAACCTACAGCAGGAAGAATTGCCTGGATATCAGGTATGTGCTCGTATTCAGCAGGGCGCACATATGTGCGCTGTACGGCATAACGGACAAAAGTTTTATACTCATCTTCGCTGCAGCCAAGCGCTTCAATTAGCGCGATTTCATACGGTAGGAGCGGCGGATCATAAGACTGCCCACCGGTTTCCAGTCCACTGCGGAAATTAAGGGGTTTATGAATAGGATGCCACTCTGCCATTGGACTCCGAATTCAGGGGGCTTGGCGCCAAACAGAATGATGTCCCCATCGTAGATGGGTGCATCCAGAGTGTCGCAGTAAACCGACAGCTCCCGCAAGATGCCGCGTGGGCTTAATGTGTACCAGTGCTCTGCAACCTCCGGCGGGTTTTTGCCTAATGCTTTCAGGGCGTCCACGACCAAGTGGATGCAATCGTCGCCGCCGTACTCGTACCTTCGGCCGATCAGGTGCTCACACATTGATTTGCGCGGTGAACGGGATGCTACCGACTTGCCAGCGGTGCAGTCTGCGGCCCGGGATGTTGGTTTGAACTGCATCCAGCACTGAGTTCAGGCTGACTTGGATGCTGGTTTCATCCCAGCCGCCACTTGAACAGGTGCCCCAATAGTTGTAAAGGGTGCGCTGGACTGCTCCAGTGGAGGGTTCCCAGAGCACCGTGATGACCTTGGCAACCCATAGGTTATCGAGGGCGTCAACGATCCAGGCGCGTGTCATCTTGATGTTGGCGAACTGGAGCGTCGCGTCGAGGTTGTCGCCTTGAAGTGTGGCCACCGCTCCACCAAAGCTGAACGGCAGAAACAAGTAGCCGTCTACGTTCTGGTTGATCGCGTAGTTCTGAAAGCGGTACTGTGCCGCTTGGCCGCTGGGACCGATGTCGAGCAGGTGGCCGTAGGCGTATTCCATTAGATGCCGACTCCTCTACGTGTGGCGGCGCTGTTTTTCAGGCTGCGCATGGCGCGGCGTTCGCCTTGGATAGCGCCCTGTTGGGCAGCTTGTGCCATGCCACGTTGGAACTGGTCGGCGGTGACGTAATCCACGTTGTTGATGCGTTCGATACTGTATCGCACGTCAATGGGCGCCATCGTTGCGGTTGCCGCGCCGCCGACTTCTGCGCTGGAGCCGCTGCCGGGAATGACGGCTGAGCCGCGGGTGCCAGCGGCGTATCGACTCATGGCACCGCGCATTTTGCTAGCGGGAATGACGTATTCCGGTTCGCCGCCTTCGCCGATTAGGCCCATGGTGGGCTTGGTAACCATGCCACCGTCCGCGAAGGCTTGGAAGCCGCCGGGCCAGTAGGCGCCATCCTTTGCGCCCTTGAAGCCAAACCCTTTGGCAAGGAATGAAAATACACCAACGCCATCCGAGCCACCAAGAGCGCCAAGTGCTTGAGCAATGCCATACATAATGAGCATTTTGCCAATCGTGGCAGCAACATCAGCGGCCAAGCCTTTTAACGCATCGCCAAGGCTTTCTGTTCCCTTGACTGCAGCATCAATCGCGCCACTAAAAGCACCAGCAATGGTACTCGAAATGCTGTCATATAGATCTTTCTCCATTTGAAGCTTAGCGTTCGCAGCCTCTTGCTCCTTGGTAAGTTTTTGAATGTCTGCAATCTTGAGACGAATTGCCTCTTTGTCCTGATTACTTAAATTGACACCCTTTTCTTTGAGTTGGTTTTCAATTTCTAAGTATTTGATTGCAGCTTCACCAGCGTCGCCTTTTGCTTGGAGTTTAATAACTTCCATGTCCAAGCCGGACAAGGCGTCTTTTATTGCTTGTTGTTCTTGCCTGTATTGAGCTTCCGCTTTGCCAAGTTGTTCAAGCAAAATTTGATCGATTTCGCGCTCAAGATTAACGCGGGCGGATTTTAAATCGCTAGTTTGCTCGTCAAACGCCAATGCGGCATATGCTTTGTCCGTGGAATTGGCGATAATCTGAGCCCGTACCTGCTCCCTGCCAGTAATCGTCTTGTCAATAGCATCAATTTGATATTTAATGTTTAGCAATTTGGATGTCGATTTAACAATCCGTTGCGCTTGTTCCGCATTCGGCTGTTGTGCGGCAATATTTAAATTTGCTTGTGTCGCAGCCTGAAGACGCGCCTGAGCCTCACGCAGTTGCCTTTGTATGTCGCCGCCAAGCAAATCGTCAACAGATAATTGCCGACCTTTTTTTTGTTTTGCATCTTCTGGCAACAAATCAGGAATTGCGGAAGGCTTTGTTTGTTGCTTTGCTTTTGACATTATTCGTAAATCTTTTAATCTTTTCTCGAGAGATGCCGCTTGTTTCTCAAGTTGCTGTAATTCGAACTTCATACCTGGCAGCACTGGCTGACCACCGCCAAGCACTTGGCCATCAATACCTTTTACCTGCATTCCTGCAGCCAAGCCAACACCGGCCTTTTCCGCCGCGCTTATTTCTTCTTTAAGTTCTTTTATTCGCGCTCGTGTATTAAAGAGCTGATCGTTTGCTTGCTTATACTCGGGACCTCCAAGCGCCTTGTTGACTTGATCTACGACGGCAATGGCAAGATTAAAAATTTCTTTTAGCGCTGGTTTAAGCGTATTGCCTATTGTTTTAGCTAGTGCCTCGACGCCATCAACTAAGGTGCTCCATTTGCCAGACAAAGTATCGCTTTGCGCAATGGCGCCATTTGCGTATTTGCCGCCTACATCCGTCAAGCGAATAATCGCAACCTCAACTGCTTCAGCGCTAATTCGTCCTTTGCTGAGTGCTCTTTGAAGTTCTTCCCCAGACAGGCCATACATCTTCCGCAATTCTTCTTGCAACGCGACACCACGCTCTTGGAATTGAAGTAATTCCTCTCCTTGCAATCTGCCTTTGGCTTGAACTTGTCCGTACGCAGTAACTAAACCTTGGAGTTCCGCCCCAGTCGCACCAGAAACATCCGCAAGGCGCTTGGTTGTTTCTACAACCTTGTCAGCTTCAACTCCAAACGCTTGCAAACGTTTTGCCGAATCAATCAACTCGGTACTAGTAAAAGGTGTTACTGCACCAAGCTGTTGAAGTTCTTTAATTATTTGACCGGCTTTTTCCGCGCTTCCAGTCAACACCTCAAGACTTTTGGTTTGGCTTTCTAGTTCTGCCGTTTTAACAAAAATAAATTTTGCGGCTTGTATTGCGCCAAAAGCAATTGCCAATTTGCCGGTAGCGGCAGTGATGCCACCAAACGCCCGTTCAGTTTGCTGCGCCTGATTCTGAACCTCACGCAGTTTTTGCGTAGCGCCACGGCTATCAACATTGATAGCAACGTTGGCGACGACAGACACGGCTAAGTCCTTGCGTTAAAGCCAGTCTACCGGCGTCGTTTCATGCGGCGTTCTTGTTCTTCGTTTGTCAAATCAAAATAAGCAGACCATATCAGCAGCTCCTCCATTGTCACCTCCGCATTGAGCCGAGCCAATGAATAGCCCAACTCTTTCGCCACACCAAGCTGCAGCAGTAGTAGGTTGTCCTTTTTGAGTTCAGCCTTTACCGCTTTTCATGTCGGTATCTTTCTGCTCTTCTGGGTTGGTGATGATGGCGAGCATCATGGCTTGCAGGTCACTGTCAAGCACATCGTTTTTCAGCTCAGCAATTTCGCCAGCCTGAAACAACCGCTGGCCGGCATCGTCGGATGCTTTGGTTACCAGCAGATTCAACGCAAAACCATTGGGGTCATCGCCACCTGGCATCTTCTGCGCGCGCTCACGTTCTGCCATGGTCAAAGCCGTGGCATAAAACTCAAACGTAGATCCATCGTTGAGTGTTACAACACGCTTAATTGGCTGAAGATTGGCCGCTTTTTTGAGCCGTGCCAGCGCAGATGATGCCATGCAATAGATGTGGGTGGCCCCAGCATAAGCCGGGGCCGTTCAACTATCAAGCAGAAGTGCTGAAGTCAAAAGTAGGTGCACCAGCAGGGCGGAAAGTGATTTCCACTTGCTGAGCGTCATCAGGGTTGATATTCAGGCTGGCGGTGAGCAGCACGGCATCCATGGCAATGCTACGGCTAAGCGCCTCAGTGCCTTGCTTGTCGGTGTACAGCTTGAAGCCGCATCCAACCTGCTGGCGCTGCAGCACGTCTTCTACCATGCGATTGGACAGCGCAGCGTCCTCGTTGGTGACGTAGATCGTTGCAGTGCCGTTGCCGTCGGCGAAGCCAGGAATGTAAGCGCGGAAAGGCGCATACTGGCCAGCGGTTTGGCCGATGGTGGTTACGTCGATCTCAGCGCGGCTGATCTCAAACGACCATGACTGCACTTGGCCAACGGCGGCATAGTCGGCGTAGTACACCTCGAACTCGTTAGGTGCCACGGCTGTGCCGTCGTCGGTGATGGCGAGGATGGTACCGCCAGCAGCGGTGGATACGGTCAACGCACCAGTGGCTGCGGTGTAGCTCAACACGTAGTAGGTGGTAGCTGCATCAATGGGAGACGGCAGCGTGCCGGATCCAGATCCGCCAGTCTGGCTGTTGATAACTCGGAACTTGACCGGATCACCAGCCTTGAAGTTCAGGTACGGCTGAACGGTGATGACATCAGTGCTGGCATTGACGCCGGATTCAGGGAAGTTGCCGTTGGTGCCAGCGGGTTTGTAGTAGAGAGCGCCGGACGTACCGGACAAAACAGTAACAGCCATGTTGTGAACGGTAGTGGCTAGATTCAGTCTAGATACGCTTCAAACGTAGCAGTTAGCTGAGTTTGAAAGTAAGGCTCAGGCGCTGCTGGCGTTACTTGCGCCGGCCCTGAAGCTGCATCAAAGATAATGCTTGAAAACTTAGCGCGATCAAACAAATCCTTTAGCCGCTCTGCAATGGTGAAATTAGCAGCAGTGCCTTGACCCTGCGGCGTAAAGACATTGACCACCAGCGTGCCAGTCTGGCGGTTGAAGCTAGTCAGCGTGGCGTAGCTGTTATCGCCAAAGCGGATGAACACCTGCACCCATGGCGTGTTGTTGGGTGGCGTAAACGGCACGTTCTGATAGCTGACCGGATACGCAGGCGACAGCGCCATTTGCGTTGCGATGCGCCCTTCAATGGCGGCACGAACGTCGTTGTAGGTGCTGCTCATGATTCCCTCCCGATGCGGTCAGCGTTAACGCGCACAAAGCCTTGGATGTCTTTAGCAATGCCTTGCACCCACCCTGCTGGCGCTTGCTTGCTGCTGCCATTGGCAAGAGGCTCTGCATACGGCAGGTTGTTGTGGACTGAGTAGATGTTGCCGATTCGCTCTTGGCCAGCTTGGTAGCCAATGGTAATGCGGCGCTCAAGGCTTGGATCTTTAGGAGGATTTGTAGCGTCTCGGTATTGGCCGGTAGCAGGCTGCTGCTCGCCTCCGTCATATGAGCCGGCAGTGTTTTCGCCTGTGGTCCAACTTGCGCGGAATCTGCCAGTATCAACAGGGCTTGCCATTTTTAGTTGCAGCTCAGTCTCCAGTACCGCAACCCGCAGCAGCTTCTCCATCTGCTGGCTGGCGTAGTCACCAATATCAGCAACCCGGATCGTGCGCGCCATTATGCCCTCAGGATCAGCTCGTAGGTGATCGGGGTGTTGTCCTGTTCAATCGTGCGCACTTCAATAACCTGATGCGTTACGCCGCTAATTAGCACTTCATCAGCCGTGGTAGGTGCGTTGGCAATATCAGCCGCTGCAATCAACAGTCGCTTGTCGCCAGCTTGAATCAGATCATTAACCTCGCGCAGGTTGACATCTTCCAGCACACCGCGCACTGTAGTGTCGGCGGTGGTTTCAGTGACGGTGCCAGTGGTGGCGTTATACGAGCCAGTTGTCACCCGGCGGATGGTGGCAACACCGCCAAACTTTGCCATCAGCTTGCTGGCAACCTTGCGTAGCGGACTAGCTA